TACCCGTATCTCGATCAAATATATAGGCTGATCCTGCGTCACCTCCACCCAAGTTAGTATACCGCGCCCCAGCTATGACACGGTTCCCATCATTGGAAATGGAGACGCTATAACCGAACTGGTCACTGCTATTTATAGTTTGCATACTCGAAGTGTGTTGGAGTTCCTTTTCATAGATCCACGTGATCGGAGTAGTAGTTGTATCTCTCCTAAAGATATGGGCTGACCCTTGATCACTGTTCGAGACGTCATCTGCATACGCCCCAACGATGGCACGGGTTCCATCCCCAGAGATGGAGACGGTTTCACCGAAATGGTCACTGGAACCTGGTTGGGGGTGGAGGATTCTTTGTTCGAGGTTCCAGTCGTTGGTATTTGTATTTCTGAGAAACACGTAGGCTGATCCTGCGTTACTTCCACCCAAGTCAGTATACCGCGCCCCAACTAGGGCTAGAGTCCCATCATTGGAAATGGAGACGCTAACACCGAAATTGTCACTGCTATTTACCGTCTGTCCAGCTACGTTAGCATGGGTAAGCTCTTTTTCATGGGTCCACGTAATTGGAGTCGTAGTCGCATCTCTGACAAAGATATGGGCTGACCCTTGATCACTGTTCGAGACGTCATCTGCATACGCCCCAACTATGACACGGTTCCCATCCCCAGAGATGGAGACGCTATAACCAAAGTAGTCACTGGTGGAAGGGGTAGGGTGGCGGAGCTCGTCTTCCCATGTCCATGAGCCACTCGCATCTCTGACAAAAATCTGGGCTGACCCGCAGTCGGTGGGGTTGTCATCATACCGCGCCCCAACTATGACACGGTTCCCATCATTGGAAATGGAGACGCTATAACCGAAATGGTCAAAGTTAGTTGGGATAGGATGGAAGAGTTGAGCTTCGTGTGTCCAATAGTCGGTATTCACCAGTCTGGTAAAGATATGGGCTGCACCTGGATCTGAGGTCGCCGTCGATGTATCCTCTGCATACGCCCCAACGATGGCACGGGTCCCATCCAAGGAGATGGAGACGCTATTACCAAAGTAGTCACTGCTGTCAGGGTTAGGGTGGTAGAGCTCATCCTGATGATAGAACCCCGCTGTAAGACCACCACTGGCCACAACATTCGTTGGTGAAATAGCAGTGATCGTGGGTGGTGATAATACAAGACCTTCCCACGTCTCCGCTGTAAACGCTTCTATGGACCCCGTGAGTGAGTTGTACCGTATCATTCCAGGAACACCTGTTGTTGGGCGTTGGGCGGTGTCGCCACTGGGAAGGATAATAGCCCCCGTGTCGTTCACGTCCAAGACCGCTCGGGGTTCGGTCTTAGCCCCGAGTGTGATATTATTTATCGAGAATATGTTACTCCCAACCTCACCCCACGCTTCTGCAGCTGACTGTGTCTCATAATCCTCATCATTATCCACAAAAATGTCAGAAATTTCCTTGGTGTTATCAATACTCTTCGTGTACGCTTTCCAATGATGAAGTTTCAAATCCCCGAGTGTCGCGATACCGTCGGAGGGGAAATGTGCCTTTAAGTAGCTCACTGCCACCGTCCCCGCGGTGGCTTCGTCCGTAACCCCTGCAACTGAATGAGCGATCGCGAGTTCTTTTACAAATTTAGGGACTTTATTCAATTTACGTCGTTTAAATTTCATCCTCCCACCACTGAATGCAATCTTTGCTGCATCACCAACCCACATAGAGTTGTTGTCAACGAATATGTCACGTATTTTATATTCAGCCGACCCTATATCGAAGGCTGCGTTAGTTGTGGGTATCAGATGACCACCCATTGCTATACCCCCCTCTAGTTGTGCACTCCCCATAACGGTTAAATCTGTAGAGGTGTAGACGTTCCCGATGATATGGAGAGACGCACTTGGTGTGGTCGTCCCCACACCTACCCTAGAGTTCACAGTATCTACAAATAGGTTTGCTGTACCCACCTCCAAGTTCGAAGATACTGATACGTTTCCGGCGAGATTCAATTGTAAAGGGGCACCAGATTCCATCGAAATCTGTGATTGAGAGGCGTTCCCCAACGTGTACCCGATGTTTAGACTGGATGCCGATTCGTCGAATACAATGGCGACGTTACTGCTTCCCACAGGTCGTGTCATAATTATACCGAGATCTGTGGGTATTTCAGCGACATTATCTTTACCAAGCTCGAAGATTGGATCCTTGATACTGAAATTTTCCGTAGATGTTGTTGTTGTCGTACCATTCACAACTAGATTACCCGAAATAACCGCATTGATCATCTCTAAACGTGGTATCTGTACCCTCCCCTCATCGACCACAAAAGATTCCGTATAGAGTTGCCACTCCGCAAGTGCAACATTCGAAGAATCACCTGAAACTTTCGTGGTCACGAGACCATACTTCATGTACGCCGTCGTCGCGTCTACCACCACAGTTTGAGGTATCGTATTCGTGGGAACAACACCCACCCAGTTCTTCAACTCTGTCCACGTCACAGAATCATTGGTCCCGTATAGTTTCGCCGTACCGGGATACGATGCTGTCGACTTTGGGGTCAACTTCATATGACGAAGCTTCGCACCATATGGTAACTCAATCGCGAGCCATTCCCCGAGTACCGTTGTACCAGATAGTTGGGTCGTCCCCGCTGTGATATATGTATTAGACACACCGATATACGAAGGGGGTGTTTCCCATGAGACATTGGTATCACCATCAAAGGCATTCCAAGATACTGAATCACCCGCGACATTCGATGCGCTCACTATGTAATTCCCATGTCCAGTGATGGTTGTGATGGCACCAGAGAGAACACCAGGAGGTTGTACAGACACAACCGCTAGTCTGTTAGAGATGAGACCACCTGAATCAAATAGTTCCCCGTTCACGCCGTTGTATGTCACCAAGTTCGCACCGATGTCAGCAAGTCTGATACCATCTACGAACGCGTTCGACTTGAACCTGAGTTGTTCCGTTACTACCGAACCTGCTATCACATTCCCACCGACATTAATATTTGCGGTCGCATCGATCGCCGTCGTTGTATTCGTGAGTAAGAGCGTTGACGCAGTTATATTCCCTTCTGTGGTCACATGACTCAATCCATATGCTGATGAGACTCCGATTGTACCGAGTGTCATTTTCTGTGCGAAAATATTCCCATCTATGGTCAATACGTTAGAGCTGTGGACGTTCACGAGCAAATTAGATCCCACTCCCAACTGGAACTCCCCAGTGGGGTTTGTATTCGAAATACTGATAGAGGTGAGTAAACCCTCATCTCCAATTAATCTCGATGTGTAGACATTACCCGTTACATGAAGTACATTAGACCCATTGTCTTCCACATACAAGTTAGAACCAACCTGTAAAGTCTTCGTGATTGGTGCAGTGTTCGCGATACCTACACTTCTCGGGAAACTAACAGGGTCCCCTACTATCCCTACCCATTGGCTACTGACAATATTTGATAAACCACCAGCATCACCATATATATACTTAGCGTACAAGGTTTCAACATTCGCATCACCATGTACATCGAGTGAAAATTTGGGGTTCGTGGTACCTATACCAATATTACTCGTTTCGGTATTTGCATACAATTGTGCGTTTCCAATATTCAAAATACCCCCGTCAATGGTAACATCTCCTGTCAATCCATAAAAGTTCTTAGAGGACATGCTACCTTATAGGAAGTGTATAAAATAAAATTAGTAGTTAAACATGATCTGATTTACATTATCTTTATCGATACTTGTAACACCCCCCGTTCCTAATGGTGAAGTATATTCCACGTATATACCATATGTTCCGTCGCTCAAAAGACCCGTTGAAGGTTTTAATGTAACTGTCGTATCTGTTGTGGTAATTGTAGAGTCCCAATGTTTTGAATTTTGGTCCCCCACGATACTCAGTAACCCCTTCCCAATGTTTCGGTTGGTTCCACCCGTGACATCGAGATTGAGGACGCTTATATTACTTGTTGGTTCGACAAGGTGAGCAATGATTTTAGCTGAAAAGAGTTGTGAATTAAATACTACATTGATCTCTGGTGTGGTTGAAGCAGTGAGCACTCCAACCCCACCCGAATAGCCGTAGGTTTTCCTCGTGAGACCACTACGATTCATTATGAGTCCTCCATCTACGATAATATTTTCAGTAACTTCTATATTTGAAGATATATAGGCGTTCCCTGTGACATTCAACTGTGAATGAACATCAACATTCCCAGTAACCACAGTATTTGAGGATATATACGCGTTCCCAGTAACATTTAAATCTGTTTGAACATCGGTATTCCCAGTGACGGTTAGATCTGTATGCATATAACCATTTCCAATGACATTCAAATCGGTTTGTACATCTACATTTCCAGTCACCACAGTATTTGAGGATATATACGCGTTCCCAGTAACGTTCAGATCTGTTTGAACATCGGTATTCCCTGTAACATTTAAATCGTCAGATACCAAAACGTTCCCAGTGACGGTCAGATTAGAAGATATCAAAACGTTCCCACTAACGGTCAAATTAGAAGAAACATTCCCAGTGAGGGTCAAATCATCAGATATCAAAACGTTCCCACTAACGGTAAGATTAGAAGAAATGTGGGCATTTCCAGTGACATTCAAATCGGTTTGTACATCGGTATTTCCGGTGACCACTATATTTGAGGACATATAAGCATTCCCAGTGACGGTTAGATCTGTATGCATATAACCATTTCCAATGACATTCAAATCGGTTTGTACATCGGTATTTCCGGTGACCACTACATTTGACGACACATATGTGTTACCGGTAACGTTCAGATCTGTTTGAATAGTCACATTTCCAGATACGTACGTTTCACCTTCAACATGAAAGTCTGTTGATGGGGTCAATGTGTTAATACCTACACGATCCGTTATGGCATCGACATGTAAAGTGTCCGTATCTACAGTTAAATTTGAGTTTGTATATAGACGACCATGAACACGAACGTCTATGAGTTCTGAAGAAGGTACAATTATAGAACTTGTCGCACTACTCTCCGTATATGCGATGATAAATTCGTCAACACTTTCTCGGTATCCTATCACGACACCCGTAGCGGATCTATCCATTATTAAACCCATGTCATCATTTGAGTTACTCCCTTTCCCAATCTCTATGATGGCATCTTTGATTGTCGTATTCACCGAATCAATTGTTGTAACTGTCCCCCTCACATCCATGTTTCCATTGACGATAAGATTATTATGTAAATATGTGTTTCCCAAAACGGTGAGAACGTTTGAGCCTACATCATCCACGTAAAATTTAGAGCCTACATCTAAGGTGTGTATAGGCGCACCATTTGCTACACCAACATTAGATAATGTTGTAATCGATGTCACAACGTTATTGAATGATACAATATTCGAAGTTACATTACCATTATTTGTGGCAGCAGCGAGTGAAAAATTAAGAATATCCTCTGCAACGGCAGTTGAATCCATCACCTCTTTCGTCACTTGATTATATGCGAGGATGGTGATGTTTCGATCGGTTACATCCTCACGAATACGTAATGGTGTCATGTACACAGAACCTGAAAATTCTGTTAGAATCGGTGTATCACTGGCATTGAACACAATCGTATTTTCCGCCTGGTTGTCCGTAGCATGTTTACCAAATCTAATTTTAGTGGATCTCTCCACCGTCGGCAAGTTCTTGACCATTTAATATAGAACGCCATTTTAATTCGCGTAGAGGAGGCCTGCCATACCATTTTCGATGCGGAGGATGTTATAGTTAACTGCGTATATGGGATGTGTAATAGACATCGTTTCACTCATAATTTTAGCTGAGGAAAGACGACTAAAGTTCAGACTTCCCGTAGGTTGAAGAGAGCTTGTAGAAAGACAAAAACAATAGAGAAAGAAATCTGGAGATGTGACAAAGTTTGTATGATAATAATTCATAACATCAATATAATGTGGTTTCCCCCACCTAAAATTACTAACATCTATACCATTTATATTTAATTTCACCTTATTAGTGGGTGAAGTGAGTGCACCATCTATTTCTGTATCAGAAGACGCGATGTATTTCACGGGATGATTAAACGTCAAATCTTGAATGGTTGTACCTGATGGAATATTTTTTTGAACTTGGGTAATCAAAAGATCGTGTTTACGGGATGCAATATTACCTCGTTCTTCATTATCAATATAATAGTAATTCGCGAAGCATTCTACATTATAATTAGACGCCGCCGTAGCCCAATGAATCCTGATTTCTACATTATGATAATTTAGGGCTACTAAGGGTAAGGCACATTGAGGACCTTCACAAAAGAAGAATCTGAGTGGATAAAAGTAAGAGCGGGCGCTTACACCTGGGTGTGTACCATTCGCACTCTTTGATACATTTTGAGCGAATGTATCGATAGCAATTTTTTCAGTAAAAATAGAATCTTGGCTATCTACGAGAGAACCACCGATATACAGTTCTACTTTATCAATAATGGTGTCCCACCGTTGAATATCGAGTGCTTGATTTGTGTCATCAAGTGTAAAATACACATAACTTAACATGTCACCAGTTCGTTCAAATTGAACACTGGACATTGAATTGTTTTTCACCCCTCCATGTATTGTTTGTTTTTCGATGGACTGTGAAAAATTAGCATGTCTTTTGAAGGTTGAACTAAAGAAAGATATTTCTGGATCACCCACGATATATTCATCCTGGGCACCGATAGCGATCAATTGAACAACACCAGCAGACATGGTATACTACTTTAACGAGAGAAAATTACAAATTGGGTTTTCTACACACGAATCGAATGACTAAAAAATTATCTTTCGTGGGACTAGATGGTGTGATGGGTACACCACTTTGGTTTCTAATATTTACAGTAAATCGATCAATGCTACGTATGGGATTTACATATTGTGTTACAAGGGGGTAATTATCTTTAAAATTGAATGATGCTGTGCCTTCACCTATGATACTCGCAAATGAATTGCGAACAATACTGGCAGCGGCTTGTCCATTTGGTTCATTCGACGCACGTTCCGTGAAAATGCTATCAAGTTCATCAATGGAAACATAACAGTGTTTCGTGGCAGATGTTGTATTAATATTAGCGGCTAACAGCTTAGCCTGAACAACATTTTTTAGTGGATTTTGCAGATGACATGTGAAAGTATTAGAAGCTGTTTGTCCAATGGTATCAATAGTCACAGTATGATATTCATGTTGAAGATCAGGAATCAATTGAGTAGGGGATGTAATTAATGCCATATAGTATTAACTTAGATTAAAGATCCACCAATCCCACCTGTGATATCATAACCAGCTTGGTCAGATACATTTTGTTGCGCACCACACACTCCTCCTGGAGTTAAACCTTTAGAGTATGGACTACCATTCTTACCAGAACCGGCCGTACACTTTAAATCGACTGGTAAGTCAAAAATTGATTTATCACTCACCGTTTTGGTGGTGATTGGTTTAGGCTGATACATACTTGTCCTGAAAGCACCGAGTGCCGAAATAAATATAAGAAGGCCAACTATCATCATGAGAGCGTTACGGTTGACACGGTTCAGAGTAAACATTTATAATGAACCAATATTTTTTTAAACCGCGTTAAAGATTATTTTTTTAGTTTCTGTATAGAGAGTAGATGGACGAAGAGATCATAATCGATCGAGGACATACTAGTGTTATGAAATTGGATGCAGATGAACAGGCCATCATGGATGAAATTGAAGTTTCTGCCCCGAAACCCCAGCGTGTCCCCAGACCGACTCGTAATGTTTATAATCCACCCCCGCAAACGTCAGAGCGGCAAGAAAGTATGGATGCTTTTGTAAACCCCAATAAACAGACGACTCAAAACGCTACAGCCCCAGACGAAGAAATTGATTATGGTGAAGAAGATGGTAATTTTTTCGATGATGGCGAGGACTATGGACCGGGATCGGGTCCAGGTCAGGAAGAAGAGGATAAACCTTCAAAAGGGTATTCTTCTATTGACGAAGAGAAAGCTGATCTAATTAATAAATTGGGACGCTTGGAAAAGAAGGGATTTACTGTAAACAAGCGGTTAAATGCTTATTCGAATGTTGACGAACTACGTACTGAGGTAAAGCGTATTACCTACAGTATTGACGTTGAGCAGTCTGTTCGGTTTTCACGAAGAATGCTTGTAGCGTGTGTAACTGGTCTGGAATTTCTCAATAAGCGTTACAATCCCTTTGAGGTTCAACTCGAGGGTTGGTCGGAGTCTGTCATGGAGAATGTTGACGATTACGATGGTGTATTTGAAGAGTTGTATGTGAAATATAGGTCAAAGATTTCCGTCGCCCCAGAAATCAAGTTGATAATGATGTTAGGTGGTTCGGCGATGATGTTCCATTTAACCAATAGCATGTTCAAATCGGTAATGCCAAATATGAACGATGTGATTAAACAAAACCCAGATCTCGTAAAGAATATGATGTCAGCTGTTCAGAACACAACTCGCAAAACGGGTGGTCCAGCTACTGATGCCCCTGTTGGTGGTACAGGGGAATATGAGATGCAAGGACCTGGTATTGACATCTCGAGTCTGATGGGAGGTATTATGATGCCTCCAACACCACCAATGAATACATCGGCTATTTCACCAAATAAGATTGCGGATATTGACTTTGATGATGACATTTCTGATATCATATCTATATCAGGTGATTCAACTGGGGGTGAAGTAAAGGAAGTGAATGTGGCCGCATCAAAACCCAAACGTACCAGGCAAAAAAAGACGAAGAAGGAAATTAATCTCTAAACATATATAAATGATAGCATACTATCCTTTGGAGGAATTGGATCCTCCGAAGAAAAATCCAGAACCCGTTGATACACAAAAGGTCGTCTTACCGGTTGGTACCGAAGAAAGTGAATTAAATTACATCGTGATAGCTTTTATTGTCGGAGTTATAGCATTAGCTGTTTCCGACGCTATCAGGGCGTAAATGTTGAATCTATGTAGAGGTTTTCCCTCTCATTAAATTTAATTACCGAATAGAATACCACCTAGTCCATCTTTTATACGTAACACATTGTAATTGACCGCGTATACGTATAAGGGGTCACCTTTTCTTGATTCTGCAACACTCGCCCCACGAATCGTAATCTTTGCATTATCTATACGACTGAAGTTACATGAACCCGATGGACTATAATGTGACGCATTCAAACAGAAATGATATGCATAGTATCTGGTATAGAATAGTATATTTCTGTTAACATCATAATCTGATATACCATAGTCGGACTTGTAATAATTTTGAATAGTGTGAAAATAAACAGGTTTCATATTTTCGAATAGATGTGTACCATTTATATAAAGGTCAACCCCCCCGAACGTAAAAAAGTCGTTAATATAATCATTACTAGTTGATTCAAATCCAAAGAATATTGATTTCACAGGATGGTTAAACTGACTTATATCGAGAGTGTTATACCCTTCACTGGTATCGATTGGGTGTTCCATGCGTTGAACTTGTGTGATTACAAAATCAATTGAACGTTTCACGATAGCTTCTCGTTCATCTTTATCGAGAAAAATGTAATTTCCATACACTTCATATTTTTTTTCATTCTCTGATAGTATATTATAACTACTTGAGTCCAAATTAATTTTCAGTTCAACTTGATGATTCTGGAGTGCCACGAGAGGTAAGAATGCTTTGTGATCACACAAAAAGAAATGAAGTGGTAAAAATCCAGGATTTACGGAAGTCGTTTTATTATTCAGTTCTCTAGATTTACTATACGTGTCAGGTAAATAGTTTGGCCATATGTCAGCATAGTAATCAAAATGTTGGGAATCAATTTTTTGACCCCCGATATATAAATCAATTGTAGATCTGTAAAACATATTCATCAGTTTCTCAGAACCCTGAAACCAAATTGCATTGATAACATCCCCTAAAACTGGTATGGTTACAGATACATCATTATCATTCATTGATTTTATAAATTTAGGTACCTGTGAAAAATTTGTGTGACGAGTAAACTTTGTACGAAAAAATGAATTTCCTTCATCACTGATGATATATGAATCTTGTACACCCTTAGAAACCAATTGTATTAATGCACCAGACATTTAATAGATATGTAGATTATAAAAACAAACACTTTCCCTGAGGGAAGTCTGACTTTTCCTCGACAACTTTCCCACGTATGTTAAAACCACCATGTTTATAGACCTTCATCCTCTTGTAATACATGGCAGTGAAAATGGACCACGGATCATGAAGGTCGTATATATGTGGATTATTCTTCTTTCCACTGGTTTCTCTCATAATACGTCCAATACTTTGGGTAATATCAGACTTGGGACTCGCTAAGATGACGGTATCTAGTGTAGGTATATCCAAGCCCTCATGTGCCTGACTAAATGTAGCAAAAATGATTTTCTTTTTTGAAGATTCTTGAAGTGCAACTTCTTTCATACCACCCATGTATAGTCCCGATGTTTTAGGAAAACATTGATGAAGAAATTCACAATGTTGTCGACGATCACTGAGAACTAAAAGTTGTCTTGTACCTGCAGATGCTTTTTTCACCAACTCTACTAACATTCGATTTCTCTGTCGATCCTCGACAAGTTCTGTAATCATATTAGGCATCGAAATCTTACCATTTCTCATAGATGGTGGGGGGTTCTTATAATTGGGGGAATCAAAGGTGATTGTAAACACTTCCACTTGTTCCTGATTTTTTCGTTCAACTGCGAAAAAGGTTGGTCCCATGAACCAATGAAGTACTTTAGTGAGTCCATCTTTTCTCTCGGGTGTAGCTGACAAACCATATATATGTCTAGGGCACAATTTGAAAAGACTCTGACTGAATACTTTTGCACAAATATGATGCGCTTCATCGACAATCAAAGTTCCAATACTTTCAAAATCTGTAAATGAATATTCTTTGAGGGAAAGCGATTGGAGCATAGCAATGACAAAGTCACAATCAACTTCCTTTTTATGCTGTTGTACGACACCGATTGTGGCACCCGGACAAAATTGTTGGATACGCTCTCGCCACTGGTCTGCTAAAAATTGTTTATGGACTACAATCATAGTTCTATATCCCAATTTACACGCTATGGCAAGTGAAACCGTCGTTTTGCCATAACCACATGGTAAAGAAAGGACGCCATGCCCTGCTTTAATTGCTGCTGTGAGAGCTTCATTCTGATGTGTGGTGTCTCTGAGCTGTCCAGCGAATTTGGTTTTGATTCGAAATGGTTCTGGTCGTTTATCTTCAATGGGTTCTCCAAGTTTATCAGTTCCATAGAATCGGGGAACGCAGATTCCATTCTTAGTTGGTCTAAATACTTTGAAAGGTGGTGGAGGAAAACCATAGTCCCCATTCACGATAGGCCTTACCGTAAGTTCTTTTTTAATTTCTTGAATTGGACCCGTATTTACTAAGTATCCAGTTCGGGTAAGTGTACTCATTATTTACTTATTTAAAAGGGAAAAACTTTAAATAAGTATAATATGCCTATCGTCGATATTGAAGAAAATATTAAGAAGATTCAGAGTAACATTGAACAAATGACCCAATAAATTTTTAGACTTCAGGGTATGCTCTCTACTTTTCAGGGACTTAAGAGTGGTGGTCTTAAGACCTTAGATCTCCCAAATGACCCAAATCCACTCAAAACTGATGACGGTCAGTCTTCTGGTGAACCTATCGAGGAGCTTGAGAGTGTCCAAGAGAAGCCTGAATAATGACCAACATTCCAAAAACCTTTAAAATCTACAATAACTTCAATTTCATCACCCCTTATAAGAGACTGAACTGGACGCCCCTTTACGTCACACATCACTCTCCTATACCTGAATGGAACTTTAACTGTTAGAACACGACCGTCGAGGGGATCGTCGATGTTTTGGTTTATGAGAAGATGTAATCGTTGTGCGTGCATACGTTCAATGATATTTGACACTTTTTCGGATATCATTAATCGTATATATTTTTTAGAATTATGTTCATAAAATGGTTCATGCACTTTGGCAAAGAACTTCATATATTGTAAACTAATGTCAAAACTATAAGTATTACAAACAGGAATAATAAAACTTGTGAGACCATTATAGATTTCATTGGTTTCCTTGTTCCGAAACATATATTACTCAATGCCCTAGAAACTTCTGTTGCTGATTCTATACTTGAATAGGGTGTGTTTCTTGGGGACATCATACCACACATAGCAACCTTGCTACATTCCCCAAAGAATGGGAGTTGCCCATGAAGACTTAACACACCCGACGACTGTGAAAATACCCATTTACCATCTTCCCATTTGGAACCCCATGCTATCCGGGCATTTTTTGGTTCGGGAACACCTAATTGCTTAATGACCTCACGTTTGAGTGTATCTGGATCTGATGCCAAAACTTCTTCACTAAGATCACATATCACACATGATAATGTTTTCTTATCGGAAAGTATTTTAGGTTGTAAGTTCCATTTTGTTGTCATCGATACCTCAAGGTCTGTCTTGATCGTGATTGGTTTATCATAGTCTAGTATAACATTAATGGCACCATACGTACTCGCACGTAGTTTTTTATCAGCATCGGGTCCCCAATTATCTCCAATTAATTTTAGAGCTGGACTATTGTCAATACATAATACGAGTAATCCATCATTTATCTCAATATCATTTGAAAATGTAGCTACAAAATCATTCTTACCATATTTGACATCCAATAATGTGACACCGAAAATAAAATCTGCTCCAGCATCCATAACGGCTTTTTCCATTGCGTCACTCATCACTTTCCCAGAAACTTTTTGTGTATAAATTTTGGATAAACCTATATGATCAAAACTCTTTATGAATTCGTAAGCTGACATCACATCCCATGTGACACCATCCATGACAAGTGGGAGATGTTCTACATACATTTTACCATTTTTACTCATAACACCGATAGCATCTTTTAGTGAAACATGTTTATATATTTCTGGTTGTGTGTATACTTGTGTAGCTAAAAATACAAATGTCATATAATCAACTGGGCTCAATTTCTGTAACATAACTTTCATGTAATCTACTTTATTGACAGGTTCGAATAGTTCATGCCATTCTAATCCCATTTCATCTATGAGTGATTGAAAATTAATAAATGCATTATCAAATAAAATTCTATGTGCATGAAGATCTCTTATCTTTGTATCAGGTTCCCACCAAGATCCACCTGCTGATATTTTTTGGTCATATATAATAACTTCGTGATCACCGGTGCGTAAAAGTTCCCACGCTAGCGACAACCCTGTGGGTCCAGCTCCTACGATATGAACCTTCATTCTACTTATATATAATAATTTATTTACAGAATATTATATATAGGTATTATAAGATGTTACAGTGAAAGTGTTTGTAATGGTGAGTATTTACTTTGTATCGATATTTAAATTTAAACGTTTTAACTTTTCTTGAAACTCACGACGTTCTCCGGGTGATTCAATCTCCTTTCCCGCGGCGATGGCTTCAATTTCAGGTCCCGTGAGTTGTAGGGCATTGACCCTAAAGTCCATGAACGCCTCCATAGAATGTGGTACTAAGGGTTGGACAAGTTCATATATAGCCGTCGCATAGTCTCTAATTTCCTTTTGTGCGTGATGATCCATCCTTAATTGTAAGAAATGCATGAGATTGTGGAGATCCATCTTCCACACGAAAGATGTGTAGGTCGATTGTGGTAAGACACCTCGAGCTTGTTCCCTACAGACACCCCTCTCAAGTAAATCTTGATAGATCTTGAAACTACATTTATAATTTTTGGACACGAGCTCACTCAATTCACTGTCAAGTTCTATAACACCTTCTGATCCTTGATGATTTACCTCAGATTGTCCACGTAGGACTTCTGGTTCGTAATACTCTTCATCAACGATAGAATACCGAGCTGACATCTCATTCACTGAGGCGGTTCGGTGTCTCAACCATTGACGGGCAATATAAAGTGGTGCCTTGATACGAAATTTGAATACTACAAGTTCTAATGGTGAAGTGTGCCAATTTCTAACGAGATACCTAATAAGACCTCTGTCACCGCGAGTAGTCTTAGTACCCGTTTGATAACTTACACGAGCGCCATCAACGATAGCCTTATCTAGATTTTCTTGGGGCATGTGGTCAACGAGTTCTACGAATCCATGATCAAGTACTTTTTTCATATATACAATAAATAATTATATTCTTTAATAATCACAACTATCATCGAATGGAACCTCACCGCAGAAGTCGTAAAGTTTATACAACTTCTTTTGGGTATGTTCAATTTCAACTTTCGTATCATTCATGGCATCCATGGCATCATCTACGAGTTCCATGAATGTATCGAGTTCATCGAGGGCTACACGATGGTTCATTCTTTTAGTCTTCTGGGAATGAAAGGCAGACTTGAGACGCTTGTTATTCTTTATAACCTTGTCTAGATTGGGTTTGTTGATGGGGGTAGACATACTAATAGTGAGACTCATTGTATATTGTAATTACTTTATATCTCTAATCAACTCACTTAGGTCTCTATAATATCTTTTCAAGTCTTTCATAAATCTTTTATTATTTTCAAGAACTTCACATTCAACTTTGTTTAGATAAATCCAAGCTAAATTACACTTGGAATATTTTGTCATTTTCTGATTTTCATTTGGTCGACGCGCCACTAATTTTGTGGACTTCTTCTTTTGTGAAGCGGGTAAGACTTCCTTCCTATTTACAAATGACAATGCCTGCATGACAGTGTCTGCCAAGTCATCTTTCTTTTTAGATTTTTGAAATGTTTCCAACCAATGTGCGTTAGTAGGTCCAGATCTGATAAAAGCTTCACATCTTTCAATAGAAACTTTCTTTCTCTTGTTATACTGGGCTTTACCTGGTCCAGCAACATCTGGAATCTTGTGACGAGCATCATAGAGGATAGTTTCAGCTTCGGGACATTTAATGATAAAATAGGAGTGAAGGAAGTGCATGACAGATATCATTTTTTTGTTTCGATCAGGTTGTTTCTCGATTAGTATTGTTTTAGCTGTGAGTACCCATGCACGGTCATCGAGGTGATCTCGTAAGGATACGTAGAGACCATCTTTATGTTCGGGTGGAACCCCAGAAACATCCCATTCTCTTACAATATTACCATTATCTTCATCTAGTAAACACATGGCTAGATTTCTTATTCCCACATCAATACTCAGAATCATTAGTTAAAATGACTGTTATCTCTTTAAGTTATCAAGTTAAAGAGGTGAATTTGTTTATTGATATGTGGTGTTGGTGGTGTTGTCACGATTTTCCTGGTGCGTCTTTAACGATGCCCCACAAATATGATGATCGACGACAAAAGTTTTCTGTATCTGGGAATTTTTGTTCATGGAGTTGTATGAAATCATATGCAATAGATAAATATGGTATAAGTCGTGGTGGTATTATATGTGGAAATATAATTATGATGCGTAAAAAGATGTATAATCAAATTGGAAGTATTAAACCAGCTCCAAATAGGTTCATGTTGAAAGAGTTTGGGGGTGATATGACTATAGATCAATTTAGAGAGAATCAAACGATTGATGATACGAAACCCAATCAACTTGATATAAGACCGGTTGTGAATAATATTATACCCTTTGTGTCAAACACCAAAAAGATGGATGAAATAAAGAATGCTTCTTCTAATAATAGTGCATTAAAACTTAAACGAAATAAACCATTAAAACGGGATTACAATAATTTAGAGTCAGCGTTAGGACTCATTATCACACCCAAACCCTAATATCCGCTTTTGTTTAGGGGTCGGTATAGAAGGTGGTAGTTGAATCGTTTTTTTACTATGAACCCATTGCATTCCATCGTATGCAACCCAGCATATATTATATCTCTCTATGATTTTTCTACATAAGACACATGGTAATGATATAGCGTCCCCGTATACAGTTTGTCTAAAAACAATTAAGTGACCATATTTTCTATGTAACCAGTCACTAAATTGATGTGGTTTATATCCTTTTTTCATACATTCCCGATAAAGTCTACGGATGAGTTGTCTCTCAGCGCACATGTGGTTATTGCTCGTAATTTCCGGACCTCTCGACATCGAACTTGTTACGGTACAATATTTCATACTTGACAGTTCATACACACTCGACCATTATAGACAAAATCACAATGTTTACATTCACTTAGGCAAACGAGTTTCTTTTTTGAGACGAGACCCTTAGCAAAGCGATCGAGTTCTTTGACTGTATATATCCCATAGGTTATCATTGTTTCTAATGATGGAAATCTCATTATATTTCATACTATACCACAACCCTTATATCGTTTTTTATTAAGCGATGCATGGGAACCAGGTGGTTAAGTATTTTTGGAGACCCTGCTTAGTCTTGAGCATTGCGGCAAAAGAATCAACCATCGATGGAACCATAGACTTAAGAACAATCTCAAACTCGGAATCTTTTTCACCATCATCAATCTCCTCAATGAGGTGGTTCAGGATACCGATAACAAGTTTCTTCTTCTGGGGTCCAGGTAACTTCTTGAACTTCGCGCTCTCCATCATGAGGCGACCCAAAATGGGTGGGATATCTTCTTTAGTGAAACCATCATCAAGATACTCAGTCTTGATTTCATCAACGGCCTTGACAATGGACTTGGCATCGATCTTTCCAGCGAATTTTTGAAGTATAACTTCCATTATAATATTTGTATACTGTAAGCATAGAAATGTTATTTAACGATATCATCGCAACAACTGCTCTATCAAGTGGGTTGGTGAAGATGTATATGGATTTTGAAAATTCTGGAAATGTAGATGTAAACACGAAAGGTTCAATACTTTTTGGCCTTTTCATCACTGTGTCATGGTTAATATACTATACCAGTGAGTATGGGTTCAGTCATTTTACAATCTACACTTTAATAAGTATAATGTTACAATTACATATATTGAGAAATATCACGATAAAAGAAAAATTATCTTAAAGAGTACGAGATTATACTAATCAGTAATGAGCACTCTCATCCACGCGTCTATTAGACCATCGTGTCACACTCATCGTCAAACTAGATTGACTACGACACGTCGTACACGCGAATCTGTAAAGGTTCGTTCTTCTACCGAACCTGATCAGAATATTATAATCGAGTACGAGGAGAAATATATAGTTCCAAAGCCGGACCCATACAACCCCAAGACTCGTTTCGCTGAGGTTCTCAATGGTCGCGCTGCTATGCAAGGTGTTCTATGGGGTTCTCTAAACTGGATGATGACAGGCAAAAATGTCATTCAGCAGGTTGAGGATCCTATTTATGCTATCGCTGCGACTGGTGTTGTTACTACATTGGCACTCGCGTCGCTGTTCACAGCCGAGAACTTCAGTACCGAAAAAATTGGAGCATTCACACCTGATGCTGAGGTCAAGAATGGTAGGTTAGCCATGCTTGGGTTTATTGCCCTGTCTGGGTTGAGTGCCATGTAACTCAAAAATTCAATCATTTTAACCTTATCTTCCACCGAAAATGTCCCTGCTCTACGCATCACGTAGGCCAAGAACATCATGAGAATATAAACATTTACGGCTATTGGCTTCATACTTATTCATTTGAAAATACTTCACCGAATATATCGATTATGAGTGGTTATCACATGATCTATCTCATCGTCGGTCATGTATGGGAATATTGGTAAACTTACACATTTCGAACAAAATTCCTTTGCATTTGGGCAATATCTGTAATACTTCTCGTTACATTTCAATTCTGGTAACGAAATTGGATAGTGGATACCAGTTTGTATACCTTTATCATTCATGAAAGTAATATAATCGTCTCTATTATCTACGAGAATGTAAAATACATGGAACACATCCCTCTTATTTTTTCGCCATCTTTCATCCGGTATCATCTTACCCAACATACCATTCTTATATAATTTTGCGATTTCTCTCCTATCTTCCGTCCATTCGTTTAACTGTTTCAATTTTGTGGATAGAAACATACCTTGAATTCTATCCATACGACTATTTATACCATCTGTGTTATGCTCATATCTATTATATAAGGAGGCTCCTAAACTTGCATATTGCTTCATCTTGGCAGCTAGTTGTGTATTATTCGTGATACACGCTCCCGCATCACCTAAAGCCCCGAGATTTTTACCTGGATAAAAGGAAAAGCACCCGATAGTTCCCGACGTACCCACATGTTGACCATTGATCACCAAGCCATGAGCTTGTGCACAGTCCTCGATAATAGGTAGTCTGAAATCATATCTCATTAATTGTTCCATGTCTACATATTGTCCATACAAATGGACAACTATTATACATTTAATATCTGGGTCCAACGTTACATGTTTCCAGATTTCACGTGTATTTATCAATGCAGTTTCCGGGTTTACGTCTACAAAGATTGGTATATGCCCCGCGTTTTTAACTGCCATAGAAGTAGCTTCATATGATACAGCTGGAACTATAATTTTGGATTTTGGTTTAAGTTCAAGTGCTTTGATTGCCAAATACAATGCATCTGTACCACTATTACATGTAATACAATGCTTTGAACCTGTATACACTCTAAAGTCATCAGCGAATTTCGTATCACCCACGTACGCGGATGAATCTATAATTGTATCAAGAGTTTGATGAAATGTTTTTCGTAATGGATCATGTATTCTTTTCAAATCATTAAATGGTACTTTCATTATTAAAGATAAATTGTGTATATTCTTTAATAATGAAGTGTGTTATAGTAGGTTTAGGATATTTTGGTAAAATTATACAAAGTAAATTGAAAAAACATTTTTCTGTAGATGAAGTTATTACTATCGATCCATTTAACACGAACGCTAATTTTAAATATATATCAGATGTTCAAAGTATAGATGGATATTGGTTTGTAACAACACCTGCGAGTACACATCATAGTATTCTTTTAGAACTATTTCAAAAGGGTGTTAAAAATATTTGGGTAGAGAAACCCATATGTAACACATTAGATGATACACTCGATATATTTTCCAAGAAACCTGATGATGTTTTCTTATATTGTGATTTTACATGGCTTCAACATGAAGCTATAAAAGAATTAGGAAATCTATCTGACATTAAACATATTGAAATGAAATGGATGAACGATGGGTCTATGATTCCGAAAGATGTAAACATAGTAACAGATTTAGCTGTTCATCCTATATCGATCTTAACATTTTTATTAATTAAATCAAAAGATATTTTAGAAAAGATAAATGTAACTTATGCAAATGATATGTCTGTATTGATAAATGGTTTCAGTAAAAATGGTATTACATTTAATATAGAAGTGAGTAATTCTTCATCTATAAAAGCACGAAACATCAGTCTTTATTGTAGTGATCAAGTATATAGATGGTTTTCAGATGATCAATACTATATAGAAAACTTGGGTTCATTCGAATCTAAAGACGCCATCGTGTCTAATATTGAATTGTTCCTTTCTAAAAACTCGTTGGGGTATCCATTAGATATTGCGAGAACTCTTGAAACTGTTAATGAATTGTTCACTAACTTCAAGAAGTAATTTTTTATCATTATGAGATAGTGAAGATCTTTCTATCCCAATTGTATTAACTTTTATCGGAACTGAAGGAACTCCACCCCATACGATACCATCGGGTGATTCACCTTTGAAAAAACTATTAGCACCCACCATACAGTATTTACCTATCTTAGAATGTTGATGTATCGATGCATTCATACCTATATGAGTATTATCACCAATGGTTACGAATCCTGCTATACTACATCCAGGATTTAACTGTATATTATTTCCTATATCACAATCATGTCCTATAAATACCTGGCTCATAATGTAACAGTTATCACCTATTCGGGTACATGATTCTATGGGTTTATTTATGATTACATATTCTCTTATTTCTGTATTGTCACCAATGATAACCTTGCCATTAGGATTAGATTTTCTACCTTTCCAATCCGGTTCAGTTATCATTTATTTATAAAAGTTATTCAACTTTAATACTGATTAAAGAAATGTAATTATATTTAACATATGGAACTTAATATAGGCAATTTAAGTAATAATTATAAATCAACTGGAGCAAAAGATCACCCCTTTTTTTGGATTAATGGTGCAGAACACTTCATCCCTAATATGTTGGAATGTATAAAACTGACTGATTATTCACCCATTATAAAACGATATGATGATTTTACAAATGATCGTGAAGAAGAACTAAAGGAGTTATTTATAAAACATGGTTCAGATAAATACATTAATCCGTACTACAAATATTATAGTAATGTTTTATCTTCACAATCTGATATAAACATTTTGGAAATTGGTATGGGAACTAAAAATCCCGAAATTCCATCAACCATGTATTTCTATAAAGAAGAACAAAACTTTGATTCCACACCAGGTTCATCATTGAGAGCTTTTAGAGATTTCGTCAAGGGATCTAAAGTATATGGAGCTGATATAGATGAGGAAATTCTATTTGAAGAAGAGAATATTAAAACTGCTAAAGTGGATCAACTTGTAAAAAGTGAAATAGATAATCTATTCACGGATGTTTCATTTGATTTTGTTGTAATTGATGGTCTTCATCATATCACGTCTGATGTAAATTCAATTCTTTCACTCATTAACAGAATGAAGAAAGGGTCAAAACTAATTATCGAGGACATTACGATATTCGATAATTGGAAGATTGTAGATTTCATTTTATCTAAAGTTGATGGGTTAAACACAGAGTTTATAGTTGACAATGATTCCAATGTATATATTTACGTGCTATCTAAATAGACTTCCCAATTTTTCCACATTTTACCATAATCGTTGCCACCTAGTATATCACTATTGTCCGCACCTTTTGCATTATTGTACTTCACTTTAACCATTCGACCACACTCGTAGTCTATAAACTGTTCAGCATTGTCTATAACGTGTTTACCTATCATACATTTCATGGGAAACATTCTTATATAATCAATGCATGCATTTATATAGGCACCAGGTCCTGTTGGAGCTAGACAATCCATACCATAATGCTTCTGTTCGACATTCCATAAGATTATATCAATCATTTTTTTTGAAATAGGGTGTTTTGGGATAGATCCAATAAATCCAGTTGTCATACATAATTGTTGTTGAGGTGTATCTATGCACACATAAAATTCTTTATTGTACTTTTGTAACATATCTAATGGTTGGTAGCATACCATTCTAGCATCTGTATACCATCCACCTTCGTTATAAAGTATTAAATGGCGCATCAAATCACATTTGTACGAATAAGGTTTCAACTTATCATATGCATTAAGAACTTTTTCATCAAAATGTTTTTTTATATATTCAGTACAATCATTCCCCGAAAACATTTTAACTTTATATCCGGGATTCATACGATAAAATGTTTCAATAGCTTTTTTCATATCATCTGGTAATTTTGGGAGTTTACCATCATCAACAATTATTACTTTATGAATTGTATTGGGTATCATATTTAACTTAAAGATATCATATTCTTTAATAACAATAATGAAGTTGTCTTACGCTATTACTGTATGCAATGAATCCAAAGATTTATATTCACTTATTTCATTTTTAAAGAGGGTCAAAGATGACGAAGATGAAATTAACGTTTTAGTAGATACAAAGCATGTGACACCACAAGTTTTGCGTGTATTAGACAATTTCAAAAATGATATAGTTACATGTGAGAGATCTTTTGATGATGATTTTAGTGCACATAGAAACTTCCACACAAGTAAATGTTCCGGTGATTATATATTTATCATAGATCCCGATGAAATGCCAAAGGAAAAATTGATAAAAGGTATCAAGGATATTATAAATGAAACTAATGTGGATTTAATAAAAGTTCCAAGAATAAACATATGTTTAGGTGCAACTGATACATGGTACAAAGATCATGGTTTTACTGTTAATGATTGTGATTGGGTTAATTGGCCAGATTATATAGATAGAGTGTATAAAAACAATCCTTCAGAAATAAAATACGGTAATAGTTTACATGAATCTATCACGGGTTATGATAAATTCATTTCGATTTCACCCCATCCACAAATGGCTATACTACATGTAAAAACTGTCGAGAAAGATAATAATCGATGGACCGATGGAAAACTCAAACTACGTGAAGACGAAAATTTATATGATTCTTTGATGTAAAAAAATGTTATAAATACATATACAATGATTGGAAATCATGATAAATTAAATGATGTATTGAAGAAGTCAACCCTCTAATATTTGAAGAACCTCATTCACGACTGGATGTCGAATGACGTCCCCCTGATCCATTTCTACATGTTTGATATATTCTAGGTCTATACATTGCATTTTATATATCAAATTTTCGAGACCATTGTCTTCCCCGAAATCACTCTGTGCTAAATCACCGGTGATAATAAGCTTCGTACCCGTACCTACACGTGTGAGAAGCATTTTCATCTGATTTAGTGTACTATTCTGCATTTCGTCAGCTATAATGACAGTGTTTTCAAATGTCCGACCCCTCATGTACCCCAATGGTTCAATAGAAATACACCTATCCATTTGATTATAGGTCATAGACTGTTCGAAAATATCATACATTGGTCTAGCCCATGGTTTCATTTTCTGGTCCATATCACCCGGTAGGTACCCCATGTCTTCATCTACTGTCACAATTGGGCGAGTGAGTATAATTTTGGGGCGCTGAAATTTAGATACATGTTCTAGAGCAACCTGACACGCCATCATCGTTTTCCCACAACCCGCTGGTCCAGTACCCACAACTATAGGTTTATTGGATCTAAGAGCGAGCATATATTTACATTGACCAGAGGTCTTGGGGAAGTTCATATCTTAATTAAAGATTTTTTTCCTTATATAATTTAAATGGACTTCCACTTTATAAAATTAAAATACAATGGTACGTATCTTAGTCTTGTGGACCCAAACTCGAAACCCCGTTTTGTATGTTTTGCTGAAAAGGATGTGGCAATGCAGTGCATAGAGTATTCGGCTGATTTTAGAGCTAGAAATCGTATTTGGCCATCACTCGATATGTCTTCGGAAAATAAGAAATTGGAATTAAAGGATGATATAGAATTTCCATATGGACCACCTCGAATTATAAAACGTTCATTGGAAATTGAAACATTTGATTTTAACACTTTGGATAAAATATCGTCTAGATCAAATATATCATTTTACTGTATTTTAAATTTTGGTGTTATTTTTGGTGATGAAACTGAATCGATATCTATGTCTGGACAGGAAATGGATGGCGTAGCAGACTCAGAAGATTTCGGGAAGTGGATGGACTTTAGCTTAAAAATAAAGTGAGTTGTAATAATAATAATATGTGTGGTATTATTGCTTTATTCGGTGAAGAGGTTGAAATTTCTTCATATCTCCTTTCTCATCGAGGACCCGATGATTATAGAACATCTAAAATAGGGAAGTGTAGAATGGACTTTTATAGACTTGCTATAAACGATCTTACAGATGCGGGTATGCAACCATTCGTTGAAAATAAAGCGATGCTAGTGTGTAACGGTGAAATCTATAATCACAAACAGTTTCGTTTAGGACATGAGAAAAGTGAAAGTGATTGTGAAGTATTAATTGGTATGATTCAGACATATGGTATAATGAAGACGGTTGATATGATCAATGGTGATTTTTCATTCATTTATTCAGATGGTAAGCGTATACTCGCGGCACGTGATCCAGTTGGTGTTAGACCCATGTTTTACACTCGTTACGATGATAATTCGATTGCATTCGCGAGTGAAGTCAAGTCGTTAACCTCATTAAATTCGGATATTCATATATTTCCACCAGGGCACATCTACGATTCATACATCAACGATTTTGTGTGTTATCACACTGGATACTGGAATGTCAATAAACATATGAATACTCAAATGATTGAAGAAATTCGTCAAACGTTTGAGGATGCTGTACATCTTCGATTAAATAACACAGAACGTGATATTGGGTTCTTATTGTCTGGTGGTCTTGACAGTAGTCTCATTGCATCTATCGCTTCTCGGAAACTGGGAAAGATTAAGACATTTTCAATCGGTCTTGATGGAAGTCCTGATCTCATAGCAGCCCAGAAAGTTGCAAAGTATCTTGATACAGATCACACAGAGGTGAAATTTACACCACATGAAGGGATTTCACATCTTACTGACGTGATTTATTCACTGGAGTCATATGATACAACAACTGTACGCGCTAGTACACCCATGTGGCTATTATGTAAGTATATCAAACAGAAGACAAATTGTCGGTACATATTTTCGGGTGAAGGGAGTGACGAAATTTTAGGAGGCTACCTCTATTTCCATAACGCACCGAATGTGGATGAATTCGCATGTGAAAATATGCGTCGTCTACGTTTGATTCATCAATTTGATGGGTTACGGGCGGATAGATGTGCGGGTGCGCATGGTCTCGATTTGATCGTACCATTTCTTGACAAGAATTTTATTAATATGTGTATGAGTATGAATCAAAATGATAAAATTGGGGGTATCGAAAAACGTATACTACGTGAAGCATTTAACGGGTATCTTCCACATGATATATTGTGGCGACAAAAGGATGGAATGAGTGATGCAGTTGGAACAAATTGGGTAGACGAAGTAAAAAAATACGCAGAGGATAACATTGATACTACCTTATTCAAGGAAACGCGGTTAAAATCAAGTGGTCATAATACACCAATCACGAAAGAGGAAGCTCTCTATAGAAACATCTTCTGGAAATTATACGGAAAAAATAACGATCATCTTGTATCTGAAATATGGAGACCCAGGTGGACTACAGTTACCGATCCAAGTGCACGTTTACTTATAGAAAAGAATCATATATAATACATATGGCACACTTCATCCGAAGTTTCGATTGTAATAATGAAAAGCATGTAATGTGGTTGAAGACGGTTGGTAATAAAACAGGCCAGTCTATGAATGGTGAAAAAATTGACATCATGGCAGCAGTTAATGGCAACCCCTTACCAGGTAAACCATCTGTAGATATTCCCACTGATTGGGCATATATACACTTTCAACTTTGTATGAAATATGCGAATGCTGTCCTAAACGACGACGCCTTCATCCCGCATTCCAAGTAGTTCATACTCACGTAATGTAAAATCTTGTGGATTTGAATTAATATCCATACGAATGAGTAATATTTTACCTTTCACGTCTTCTCCATGAAATGGATATGGTAATATGTTCTCATTGTCTATGAGACCATGTTCAGGTTTCATTATGACAACATCTATTTCAGGCCACTGACCAATAAATGTCGCTCGACCCAAAAGTATTTTAAAAATTTCATTTTTAGATGGTTCGATATCAAATTCTATTTCTTCTATACGATTTATCGTTTCATGTATAAGAACAGCTCTAGTCATCTTACTTTCATTATATAAAAAAATATTGATAAAAGATATATTTACAATGCATCGCGGAACAATGATTCTCGTCGCAATCGCCCTACTTTTGATTGTGTATTACATCAGTTGTCAGGGTTCTATATCAGGAAATGACCCCCGTTTCGTCTTTAGTGAGAAGTACCGCTCACAACAAGCGGATTACAAGTACGGCCTTGTGGACACCAACCCCGTGCGCCGTGTAGGACAGTTTTTCGATAAATGTTCGCCTGAAAATATGGGGGATTGTAAGCGTAACGATCCTTACAAAGGCCTTCCTAAACCTTAAGTAAACACAATTTCACTGAGAATACATAATTCTCACTAAAATTGCCTTAAAAAGGTGTTGCGTATGTTATATAAGAATATGGAAAATCCTACCCGCGAATTTGTCATCACTCGTCTATCGGAATTATTGGAAATACCGAAAGATGATGTCATATGTATTAACATGGAAAAGAACATATTGAATCATTCAATT